GCTAACAGCATTTTTAGCTGCATCAATTGTACTGCCAACAACAGGAATACCTTTAAGGAGTGGTACAATTTGCTTAGCAATTGGTTTGACTTTTTCTTCAGCAAATTTATATCCTTTCTTAGCGACATCTGCTACCTTATTAGCTTTATTTTTGATCCACGACCATACTGATCCACGTCCTTTTAATCCTCTCCCTGCTCCTTCCATTTTATGTAAATAACTGACTACATCATTATGGGTCTTTTTATCCATTTTAAGTCCAGCCAAATGTTCTAGTAAATCTTGTAAGGATGGCACTTCTTCTTCATCATAATCTTCATCACCAGAACTAGAATCAGAATCATATTTTTTACCAAAGCCATATTCCTCAGCTTTATTTTTAATTGTATTACCAACAACAGGGATTTTGCTGAGAGCACTTTTAGCAGCGTTAATTGTACTTCCAACAACAGGAATACCTTTAAGGAGTGGTACAACTTGCTTAGCAATAGGCTTGATCTTTTCTTCAGCAAAATTATATGCTTTCTTGCCAATATCTGCGACTTTATTAGCTTTATTTTTGATCCATGACCAGACTGATCCACGTCCTTTTAATCCTCTCCCTGCTCCTTCCATTTTATGTAAATAACTGACTACATCATTATGAGTCTTTTGATCCATTTTAAGTCCAGCCAAATGTTCTAGTAAATCTTCTAAGGATGGCACTTCTTCTTCATCATAATCATCAGAATCAGAATCAGAACCAGAATCAGAACTAGATTCAGAACTAGATTCACAACGTAATCTTTTAGGCATATATGCAGCCTTATTACGATTCATATCTTCACCAAATTTAGATCCAAATTTCATTCCAGCAGAATATCCTTCACCATTTTTGTGAGTAATACCGCCTGTATAATCAATCGGTTGTCTATGTTCGGCATATTTTGGGCGGAGCTTAGCTGGTAATTTCAGTAAATCATCAGCTCCCATAAATTTATTACCGTTAACAAATACTTGATTACTATATGCCATGTAATCTGCTTTATTCTCATTAATACGATTCATTTCATCAGCAATCATTCTGTTATATTTGGAATTATAGGGCATTATTATACTTTTATATAAAGTTTTTTATTTATATAATAATTCTCTTTAATTTATAAGAAATAATAAATAGTAAATTTTATTTAAATTTTTATTATTAATTTCTCTCCTTTTCTAAAGCATAAAGTAATAAATATACTTATAAAGAGTCCTCTTTCTCCGCCTCTATTCCTCTAAATCTCTACGTTCTGGAAAAGTGTTGTATACAACTAAATTCTCTATGTAGACTTTTCTAAAATCCCATTTTTAGAGGATTTAGAGGGTAAGTATAAAATATACTTATGAAGAGTCCTCTTTCTCCGCCTCTATTCCTCTAAATCTCTACGTTTTGGAAAAGTGTTGTATACAACTAAATTCTCTATGTAGACTTTTCTAAAATCCCATTTTTAGAGGATTTAGAGGGTAAGTATAAAATATACTTAATCCTCTAGAGGCCTCTTTTTAATTTGTATCATAGGGAGGAAGATTCGCTAGATACATCCTCTTGCGTACAAATAACAATTTCAGATTGGCTCCACACTGACTTCCGAGCCGAAATGGAACAATCTGCCCGTATTTGGTCTTAAACGTGATCGAAAAAGAGACTTGATAAATCGGATTATTTCCCAACATATCTATCAATCTATACTGTGCTCCAGGTAAATATAAAATATTCGGCTTGTATTCCGATCCAGTTACAAGTCCAATTTGAATATCACTAATACTATTATCTCTCTGCGAATTATTATTACTAGTAAATGTAGTATCATATTGATTACTATTAAATACTTTTGGCGGCGAGGAATTATTTGTCAAGACAGGCAATAGCGACGAATTAAAAGACACACTTTGAATCGGATTCCACATTGGAACAGGACTGTATTCTGAAGTTGTGCTAATCCAAGTCTGGGCTGGATTTGAGAGGACAATCACATTTTTTCCATTGAAATAAATCGGAGTAATTAAATAATTGAATAAATAAAATCTTCCTGCTACTACCGCTTGAGCTGCTTCATTAAAATTAGCATTAGTTAGTGTATTACCATAATACACGCTTGTAAAGCCGCATAAAAGGTTATACATAGGCTCATTAAAAAATAAATTATAATTTATTGCTAAAGTACTATTAACTCCAAGATAAATCGGCGATTGCGTATAATTTGGTGGTGACCCGATCCCATTTACGCTCTCATCTGAATACGCGAAATTACAGGCAGTTGTCGTTGGGTATGGGGTAATTAAAGTAATTAAATTAGACCCTGCATCAATCACAAGCGTTGGAGCTGGAGTTGTTAAGCCAACAGGAGTTAGTGCCCACAAATTCGCAATGGTCTTATTAATGCAACTGAGCCACCATTTGACCGAATACGCAGAATAATATCCAGTTACGATATCTTGTGTTGTGATATACGGTAATCCTGTAGAAGTATTAATTGCGATTTTATTATTTGGCCTAGCGGCAGACTGATCTTCGGGAGCCCACCGGACATTTTGAGTTAATACATTTGTTAGTAATCCGTTTGCCGGAGTTGTAAGTGTAATTGTGTAGGCAGTTACATCCGGATCTATATTTACTCCATCAATCAGTAAAGCCGGGATAAAAATAGGCAAAGTGGAGCCTGGCGTATCGACCGAAAAGCGAATAACGGACAAAAAATAATTGCTAGGATTACTAAGAATCGCATTTGTACGATTTTCATTGAATTGTAATGCAGTTCGCAGACTATTCCCCAAGTTGTCAGAATTAACTGTACTAATATCTAAATATATATTATCTGGTGAATTTGACATTATTATATATTTATTATATTATTTATATTTATATTATTATATTTCCTTTTTATAAATAATTAAAGGAGAGAAATTGACAATTAAATAAAATATTATATTGTTAAATTTACATTTAAATATATTCATATTATATAATTTATAATTATGTCAAACGATTTTAAGAAGGTTCTAGTGAAAGATTCACGTCTTATGGTATCAGATCAAGTATCCTATGCAGTACTCAAAGGAGGCCAGAACATGACATGTCAAAGATTTAATGCGATTGGTTCCTCGCCATTCACTTCCAACATCAATTTCAATCTTCAAATTCCATCGCAAGAAACTGTTGTATCCCGAAATGTGCTGATGACAGCTCAACTCGAGTTCACGGTTACAGGTGCAACCGTCGCAACAGGAACTCAGCCTACTGATTCGCAAACTGGTATCAATTATTTATTTCATTACGGTGGTTCTGACTGCTTCGGCCCTCTTGTATTCAATCAGCTTATCACATCGCAGCAGTACACTATTAATAACACGACCGTATCGCAAAATACACGTGATATTCTAGCAGTTATACTTCGAATTCACGATAAGCGTTGGTTGGCTCGATACAATGGAATGACTCCATCTGCTTTTGATACCTATTTTCAAGCTCCTCCTATGTTCTTTTCTGATACTGTTGGTATTACAACACTTAATAATCCAGCGGCTGGTTTCAATGGTACTTCAATGGACAACGACTTTTTGCCTCGTGGTGCGTTCCCTCTTGATACTATTAGTTGTGTGTTAGTATCAAACACCGCAACCGCTAGCAACAACTACTTGCCTGCAGGTACTGCTCGTATTGTTACGGTGCGAATTACAGTGACTGAACCAGTTCTTATTTCTCCCTTCACATTTGCAGGCGATGAAGGATGTGGGTTCTATGGAATCCAAAATCTTAGTGCGATTATAAATTTGGACCAGACGGCGAATACTGCCATTCGTTTTGGTACAGGCTCAGGTTTAATAGCTGCCCGATTTGGAACTGGACCTGAAGGGGCTCTTGTTCTACCCACTGTTAAATTTACAGGTGCGTATAGTCCTCAACTCTTGTTCCAACTTTTGACGCCTCACGCTTCTGACCTTTTTCCTGCACGTAACGTTGTTCCCTACTACGAATTACCTCGTTATATTACGACTTGTCCCGCGATTGCGGCTGGAGGTTCAGTAACCATTACATCTCAATCCCTGCAGTTGAATATGATTCCGGATAAGCTTCTTATTTCTGTTGGTAAGCCAATTTCTTCGCGGACACCAGGCGATTCGGATAGTTGGTTAGCGATTCAAAATATTACGATTAACTGGAACAACACTGCAGGTCTGTTGAGTTCTGCAACGCCTCAGGACTTGTGGCGTATGTCGACTGAAAACGGTGTCAACCAGACTTGGGCTGAATTCCGAGGTTTTGCTCAAGGTTCTCCTTATCAGGATGAGGCTCAAGGTCTATATCAGTTACAAACTTGTGGTTCAGTTTTATGTTTGGAATTTGGAAAAGATATTCAATTATCTGAAGACTACTATTCTGCCGGGTCCCTTGGTAATTTTCAGCTGCAATTCAATGTAACTGTTAAGAATATGGATTCCGTTAATGCAATTCCTGCTAATGATTATCAACTGCTTACTATAATTCAAAATAGCGGTGTATTCTCGATTGAACGTGGTGTATCAAGCTCATATCTTGGTGTGCTTACGAAATCAGACGTGTTGGAAGCATCTCGTCAAGAAGCCTCTGGGTATTCTTCGGCTCTTCGCATGGTTGGTGGTGCTGAAACTCCATCACAATTCTCCCGCCTCAAAGCGACAATGGGCAAAATTCCCGCTGGGATGGGTATGTCGGCTGGGTCTGGTATGTCAGCTGGGTCTGGTATGTCAGCTGGCAAAAAGCATAAAGGTAAAATGTCGATGGGTGCGTTGGAAGATCGGTTGTAAATGACTGCATATATGCTAATAAAATAATAATATAAAAATATATTATTATTACTCAAATATAGGAACTTAACTGTCGTATATTTTTGGGGGTTAAATTTCCAGAACTATTACTATTTTTATCAATAGCATCAAGGTCTTCTTCATCGACATAATTTCCATTTTTGATTTTCTGGATATTATTATATAAAGATGAACTTATTTTGTGATTGGAATTTATAATTATATATATAAAACTAGCTAATGAGTTCAACCCAACTCCTGTCCAGATAGAATAATCGTTCTTATATGCATTACCGATACTGACAAGAAATACACCAACTGCTTGAAAAAGATAAAAAATATAACTAAGCCATTGATTATATGTATTGATACAACTTCTTTTTTCTAAGAAATTTTCTAAATCTATAATTTTATTATTACTCAAAATATTATCAATTTTTATTTTGGTGTCCATTTTTATATATTAATTAAATATTAAATATTTAATTAATAAAAAAATTGAATTAAATTCTCTCAATTTTATTATTTTAAATTAGTAAAATGAAAGGACAAGTCTATCTATTAACAAGCATTGAGACGGGGTTAGGTTATATTGGAAGCTCGATAAATTTAACACGGAGATTAAGAGAACACAGAAGTAAAAAAAAAAATGATTGTACAAGCAAATTATTAGGACCATTTGAATATATGATATTAGAAGAATATATTGATGATGATATCACATATAAAAAAGAATTTAAGAAGCAATTGACTTGGCTAGAGAGAAATTATCAAGATTTATATAAAGAAGATATTGTAAATAAAATGCGAGCACAAGTAAATCGTGAAGAAGGCCTTGAAAAAAATAAAGAATATTCGGCAAAATATAAAATTGAACACCGCGAAGAAATTAAAGAACTTAATGCAAAATATCAAGCAGAACATTCTGAAAAAATAAATGAGAAATTCATTTGTGAATGTGGTGGTAAATTTACACACAAACATAAAGCAAGACATTTCAAGACTAAAAAGCATAAAGAATATATTGTTATAAAGTAACTACTTCGGTGGCAAGTTCATCCGCCGTCTTTTTCTGCTTCTTTCTTTCTGCATCAATCATCTTTTTGAATCCACGCAGGTCTCCACCTAATTTCTTAAAAAAGCAAAAGAACATACTTACATGTCTACCGCAAGTACTAACTCCATCCTCTTTTGATTGATAGTCATAGTCATTAAAATATACGGGTAGAGGGCTCGCATACAACATATTTTTTAATACACCTGGTTCCTGTTGTAATTCCTCATTCTTTTCTGGACTGTTCCAACTCAGAGGCTTTTCTGGGGGATTTCCGTAGCTGTCAAAATAATACACTGCATCATCGCTGCGACAAATTCCGCACCAATGACCTTGATTAATTTCTTGTTCGTAAAGTAAAAATACAACTTCATTTGGTCTTATCCAATCCATAACGCTTTTATTTTTCGGAATCTCTGAATATTTTACTACTCGAGCACCTGGAAAGTAGGCATTTAAATCGGCATCACTCATCGATTTATATTCTAGTTCTCTACCTTGACCAGCCCCAGACATCTTTGCTTCCAGTAATCGCAATTGAGCTTTTGCTGCTTTTAGAGTTGAACCTTTGGAAAATAAATGGCCAGTTATCCGATTCTGAACTGAATATTTTCCGTTAAGATATTTAACAATTTTAAAAGGCATTATTATATATTTAATATAAAAAACTTTTTATATAATTATAAAATCTAATAAAAATATTTAATTTAATTTCTTCTTTAATTTCTTTTTCAATCTTCGGGTCTATTAGCGCCAGAATTTGCTCACAATGAGATTTTTCTCCGCGCGCTACAATGAAATGAGTCCCAATCTTTTCCACTCCGTACTCCCCTACATCTTTATTAATACAAATAATGTGATAAATGCAATCTGATTTTTCTTCAACAATTGTCTCCATAATAAATATATATATATATAAAATATATATTTATATATTAATTTCTCTCATTTATATATTTGTAAATTAGATTTTAGCGTACACATCCATTGCTTCTTGAACTGAATGGCCCATTTTGCCAGCTAGCTTTTTCATTTTTTCCAAAGGCATCGTCTCAGATACTGCTTGATGGCGATTCAAGGAAGTCCCGAGCTTTTTACCCACAATCTTGCCGAGTTGTGAATAAATAACACTCATACGATTTCGTGAAAGCGATTCAGTCGCATCGGAATTTAAGAACAAGCTAGGATTTGAACTGAACTTTTCTTTGGCCTTCTTGTATTCAAGGAGCATAGGATATAGATAAGCCTCCAAATCAATAACCTTTTGCCCGTATGTTGAAGCAGTCTTGTAGACATTCAAAATATATTTCACACTCTTGTCGCGCTTATTTAATATTACATAATTAACATCTGTAGATAAATCCAAGCTTTTCTTAGGCGGTTGGAATATTAATTTCGAATCCGCAAAATCATTTCGAGTTGGAAGAGATTGGTACAAATTATACATCACATAGTTACGCATATCAAGTAAATCTGCAGGAGTCTTAATGTCAAGCTTAATCAAAGATTTCAAATGCATATCAATCTTAATTTTATCAGATTCAGTCAGCCAATTTTCTTCTTGCGATTTAGTCTTTTCACCTGTAGCCAACTCTGCTTTAATTTGCTCAGATAACTTTACAATCTCATTAGTTAAAAGTTGAATTGATAAGTTGTAATTAAATTTATCGGCATCAGATTGGTTATCTAGTTCCATGCATCGTATAATCACAATTATGGAAGCATATTTAGTCTTCAAGGTATTTGGGGATTTATATTTTGCTCTTAACATTTCAATAATATTCATCGTGTCTGTGACAAAATAATTTATATTTTCAGGGTGTTGATCTGCCATTTCCAATACTTTATAACAATTATTCTTATATGTATTGAGAGATAATTCGCTTAAATCTGATTTGTATTTTTTTAGTAAGTCTCCAATAACGTCTGTCATTTTTATATATAATATATATTATTTATTTATATATATTTTATAAGAAATATATTTAATAAAAATATATTTATTTAATTTCTCTCAATCATCCTCGCATCCAGGCATCCAGATATCAAATTCAGTCATAATAACTGCTGGATAATGCTTGAAATATGTGGTCCATCTTGACTTACTTTTTTTTGCCTTCTTGAAGTCCTCTTTGCTCATACCAACATATCTTTCCAATAAATATTTGATACCATGTACTGAACCAGAATGGGGAAAAAATGTTATGCTGTGGGCTTCGTTAAGGATTCTGCGGGTATCGCGACCATTTGTAGCCAAGTGATTGGTCATAATGAGACTTGTATTCCAGTGCCGACCTGTCTCTAGAATAGCATTAATAATTACTAACACTGCTTCGCGTTGCTTTTTGTCTCCAATAACATCCACATCATCTGCAACGACAACAGAGTCCCGAAATAATTCAGGATCGATGGGATCATCAACCAACCTATCATTTATTTTTATCCGCTTAAGTCCGGGGATTTTATCAAGAGTCTCATCTTCAGTGAGTGCGGATAAGACATATATACTTCTACCAGGATACATTTTTTTATATTCCTTAAGATAACCAACAGTGTAATAAGATTTCCCAGAGCCAGATGCACCAGTAATATAAAGAATATCACGCTCGTGGGTCTTGTCAGGAATCTGCTGGAATTTCACAGTCTGTGTAGGATCTAAATGATATTCACATTTACCAACCAAATCATTGTCTTGCATTTCTGCTTGATTTGTCACGACAGTAATTTCTCTTTTACCATATTTTGCTAAAGGTCTACCAAATCCACTATCAATAGTTAATGACATATATCTATCTAATATAACAAATTTAATATTTAAATATTAAATATATTTTTTGATATTATATTAAATGATTATTTTATTGTCAAAATCCAATAAGCCAAATAAAAAATATAGTGTAAATATAGATGGAAAAAATATTAATTTTGGCGACTCTAATTATGGAGACTATACTCAATATAACAATATTCATCAAAAAGAATTATATTTAACACGGCATGCATCTAGAGAAGATTGGAATGACCCATTAACGGCTGGATTCTGGAGTCGTTGGTTGCTTTGGAATAAAAAAAGTATTTCAAAAAGTATTAAAGATATTAAAAAGCGGTTCGGTATAAAAATTATTAATTTAATTTAAAATCTCATTTTTAGATAAAGAGGTCTCTTTTCATTTTTTTATTTATTATTTTCCATATTTTTTAATCGCTAATTCAACAAAGAATTCGGGTGTAAATTTTTTAATAATGTTATCCATCATTTCATTTTCATATGATCCAGAAATAGCCCATACACTTTCAACTTTCATTTGGAAATTTTTAGCATAGTTATGTGCTAACATATCAATTATTTCATTATTAATAATCATACCTTTTACTAAATATTTATCAAATTTACCTTTAACA